TTACTCCTCCGGCTGCTCTTGAACTCCGAGATCCCGATACCTTTGCTTACCCCAAACGTTAGGATCGGGTATTACCTCGATGACCCTCGTCGGCGGAGTGTTTATACGAAACCCTGGCTCCATCTTTTCACGCATTTCGAGGTACTGACCCAGAAAGGCATCGTAAGCCAGGCGAGGCGCGTACTGAACGTTTCCTTTTTGATCTACCGCTTCTCCATGGTAGAAGAAATTCACGCCCTGGCTAAGTGGCACCAGAACGCTGGCGGCAGCTTTGTAGTCGCCCTCATAGAGCGTGAGTCGCAGCTTGGCCTTGTCGCCGTACAGCAGGCCCATCTGCTCGGCGAACCAATCGACGTATCGGTCGCCATTGATCCGCATGGGGCTCCCAGGCAACGTATAAGCAGTGTCTATATCTCGGTTCTTACGAATGCGGCTTGCCATCCCATTCAGCTCTAGTCCCTCAGCGAACTCGACGTCAACCTGCTCACCAGCATCGATTTTGATCGGCTCGCTCATCGAAATCACGGGCCACAACAAATTCTTGGAGAAGAATGAGGCGCCGCCCTTAGACAAATTCCTCGCCTGCACAATCTCCCATTTAGCGGCCGTCAATAGCATTGGCGCCGTCGTAATATTTGTGACACGGACTGTGATGTAGACCTGCTCATTTATCTTTTGCCCATTGCTGGTTTGTCCAAACATCACAGTTGGACTGAGCCATGCTTCTCTTACAACAAGCTTGCGGCCGTTGCTCACAGCCGTGGTTCCGCTAAGACGCTTCAGCACTTCTTCCGTGATGCCGATGCAAGTGCTGCTGACGGATGCGCCCGCACCAGTAACAATCGACGAGCACGGCCCCGTGGTCTGCATGTTCTGGGATTGCGCCAGAGCAAACTGAGACAATGTAAGCATCGAAATCATCATCAACGCACAACGAATTTTTTCGTTCATCATGGCCGTGTATCGACAGTGGATTTAACCACAGCGCCTTCTCCGGTCACGATTGGTGAAGCCGCGCCGTGGGTGGATATAGCGCTATTCGGAGTGGTACCAGCAGCCCGCGACCCGTTAGGTCCTTTGACTTCAGTTACGACATGCGCACTAGGTGCAGTAACGATGGGAGAGGAGGGATTGTAAGTGGACATAGAGGGGCTGGGTTGCTCTGCTGGTTGCAACGTCAAGCCTATCTGTTTGGGAGTTACTTCAACACTAAACCCTCGATTTTGAACGATTGCTGAGACGGCAACCACCGCAATCAAAACTACGAGTGTGAATGTCACTAGCGCCACCTTCCGGACACTGTCCCGTCTTGCTGGCGTCCTACGCGAACGGCTATTCAATTTTGAACTCCTGTAATTAATAGCTTGGCAGTACCCTATTGCCGCTGCAGACAGTTGCTGATACAGCTAAGCGAACGCGAGGAGAGTATCCTAATGCGCATATGTGACGCGACAGGCTCGCTAATCCTTCGTTTTCTTGCATCAAGACCTTCGATAGCCATACCTTGCCGTAGAACTAATCCACACGCCTTCCTCTCCGCTTCCAACACCGAACAAAGCTTCTCCGAATCATGAATGGGCGCCCAGTGCAGGCCCGTACGACAGTCAGAAAGCGATCATGCGTTTGACCCAGACGGTACTGCTTAATGTGCATGGGTCGTATGCATACCGGAAGCAAATGTAGACTCAACGTCCGAGGCTAAAAGGACCAGCACATTTGCTTTTACGATCATCAACAGAGCCGAACACCACATGGAAAACCTGTCATCAACGCGACTAAAGCCTGGCATGATCTACACAAGAAATGATCTCAGCGAGCTTTTCGGAATCAAAGATGCCACTCTCAAAAACGGCATCTTTCGTCCCAAGGGATACGATTCGGTTTGGTTATTTGTGACTGAGCAGAAGACATCTGACCGAACCCCGTACGTTGATACCCTTACGAATGACACGCTGCGCATGGAAGGTCAGCTCCAGGGGCGTACTGACCATCTCATTCTTAAGCATAAGCAACTGGGGTTGGAGTTGTTGGTCTTTCATCGCCGGACGAAAAAAGAGTACTCCGGCGCGGGTTTCCGATACGAAGGCGCTTTCTGTTATGAGGACGCTTCTGGCTCGAAACCTACCTCATTCGTTTTAAAACGCGAACGCACCGATAGTTTCGATGCTGATCTCAATGAGATGGAGCGTAAGTTGGTCACCCAAGGTACGTTCGATCCTGCGGACGTCACGGACTCTCGCGAGCGGACTTTCGCCGCCATCGTTCAGCGACGTGGCCAGACTCGTTTTAGGACCATGTTACTGAAAGCCTACAAAAGTAGATGTGCCATAACGGGGTGCGAAGTTGAACCGGCGCTTGAGGCCGCGCACATCCACCCCTACCAGGGTGATCATACGGATGTGATCTCGAACGGGCTACTACTACGGTCGGACATTCATACACTGTTTGATCTGGGCTTGATTTGGATCGAGCCAACGAATTTGTCGATTCAGATCTCGGAGAGCATTCGGAAATGTAGCGAGTATGCTTCCCTGGATCAACGACTCCTTAGTCTTCCCGAAAGCGTATCAGACCATCCCAGTCAAGCAGCCCTGGAATTCAGAATGTGCTCTAAAAAATGAGGCCGTTGGCACAAAGCAACACAGCACGCTTCATGCCTGGGCGTAAGAAAAGTCCAATAGGAAGACTATCGGCGTTCCGTATATGCGTTTGAATGACTGAGGATTGCTGAATGCACTCAAGCACGATGACAATCGAGTGACCTCAAGTTAGCGCGTCTATCGTTAGGCTTCGCTCAACGCAAATCCGAAGTCGTCACTGGACACTTGAGCTGCTTCGTTAAGCCGCTGGCGTATCGCAGCGGTCAGTTGCCGCTCCAATTCCCATGGATCTGATAGCGCAGCTAGCTGCGGCGCCAATTGCGGCGACAGACTCATCAGCGACTGGTTTAGCGAACGTGCCGTTTCATACGCCGCCTTCTGCACAAAGCTGATTTCCACCAGTTCGCCCTGGGCCTTGCGAAACTCCATCTCAGCCATCCGCGCCAGGTAATGCTCGCGATGCGCTCGGGCTTTTTGGAAGTCCGGAGACTGGCCCTGGGCCTGATCAGCGGGCGGCGGCGCAGCCGTGTTAGTCGGCTCGGATTGGGCTGAGACGTGGCTGTACACATCGCGCTGGAGCCGTTCCTGTTGGTGGCGCGCAGCGACGGCAGCCTTGCTTGGGTCGGCGGTGTCGCGGATCAGCGCCTCGGTGGCTTGCACATCGACCTGCTTGCCGTTGGGCGACAGCACCAGTCGCCCGTTCTCTTTCAGCCAGGTGATGTAGCTCGGTGACCGGCCAATGTGCGCCGCGAAGGCGCTCTTGGACAGGTACGTGGCTGTGTTCATAAGCCCTCCTTTTCAGCGGCTTTTCAATGAATCCTTTCAAGATTTCAGTGGGTTGAAATTTCAGTAAGCTGGCGGGCCTGCCGCTAACGCGATCCCGCGGGTTTCCGACCCCGTGTCCTTTGAATATCCCCAGGGTCCCCGGCGGGTTTCTGCCCGGTCCGGTCGGTCGACTGCCATGCCCTGCCCCATTCCCTTTGGAAAGACGGACATCCCTGCGAAGGTTTCAGCTAGAGAGATTCCGCGAGTTCGCTAACCCGTGTAGGGGGCGCCCTCAGGGAGGACCCGGAAAAATCGACGCCCTACCTGGCCTGTCCGGCTCATGCCTTTGGCTCAGCCTCGCTCACGTCCAGCCGTTTGGCGACCCAGCGTTCGTACAAGCCGATGGCGACATCGGCGCCTGCCATCGCGGTCAGGCAACCCAGGGCGCCCGCCGTCCAGATTGACAGGCCCGCGCCGAACAGCAACATCATCGCTGACACGCCGCAGACGATGCAGGCGCCAGAGCGAAGTGCGAGGCGCCGCAGTAACGCCCAGCCTCGCGCCCCATCCTTGTCAGCGCGCCACATCTCGCCGGACACGCCACCCACCAATGACAGGGCAATCACCAACCAGATCGGCATCTCTGCCAGTGCCTGTTGTTCGTTCGTCACTGCCCTGCCCCTTAAACAAAAAGACCCGGCGCATTGGCCGGGTCAGGTGGTGGGTGGCCTGCCGCGCTTTGCGGTCGCACCCATCGAAGATGGCCCCTTTTTACAGGTCGATTCTGGTGGCAGCAAGACCGGTTTAATGCCATCCGGTGAATGTGTGGGTGACGCCCGGTGAACGGCTGGTGAATGTCAGTGAATATCTCAACCCGGCTGGCTTTTGCTTCTGTTGTTTTAGCGGCGTCCCATGCGTCCCACCTCTCTAAAACAAGGTGGGACGTCTGAAAGCCCCGCAGATTGGGGCTTTGCCCCACCGTCCTACTTCTTTCTCTCTTTTCTCGTGTATAGAAAGAAATTTAAAAAGCACGCGTGCGCGTAAACGCGCGTACCTGTGCCCGCTACGCACACACGGGCGGGAGGCATGAAAAAGGTGGGACGGTGGGACAGCCCAACAACGACGTGGCCTGCGCCCGTCCCACCACCGCAAAAAGCGGTGGGACGGAAGCAGGCCGGTGGGACGGCGTGAGTCAGAGTTGTGTCCACGATCAAGCCGCTTCCCCCAGGAGGAAGTGCTCGACCACGATGTGGGCGTCATGCAGACGCTGGTAGTAGAGGTTGCGCGTGCAGCCACTACACTCCAGACGTGCTGCCAGAGGCGCATCGGGCTGGAAGTAATGCACCTTGACCACGGTCATCAGCTCGGGATCGAGGCGTTTCTTGACGATGCGCTCGATGTCCAGTGAGGCTTCCAACGGTACCCGGCTCCCGCGCCTGCCGCGTACGAGTTGCCCCCCGCTTTCCATCATCATCGCCACCATGTTGCCGCCCGAGTAACCGGCGGCTACCTCGTCGCTGTGCAGCTCCTGCGCCCATTGCTTGAGGGCCATGTCGATTGCCTTAATCATCGAAGCACGGCTCCTCAAACGCAGGTTGTTCTAGCGCAGGCGCCCTGCCCCAATGTTCGGGTTTCTTGTACGCCCACGGCCGCTGGCCGCTCTTGCTCAAGGCACCCAAGCGGAACCGTCGCCAGCCCAGCCGATGGAGGATCGCACCCACACGCATTTGCTCGGGTTTGCCCCAGTGACCGGGATCGAGCTTGAGCGCCTGATTCATCACCTCACTGCCGGTGGTGGTCTCGCCGATCTGCGACTCTTCGAGCCAGGTCAGAATCGGTGTCTCCCATTCGTCCACCACAAAACGTTCGTCCTGTTCCTCGCTGAACATCGGCGCTTCCTCTCGCGTGACCCACCAGAGGTCGCCGGCCTCAAAGCAGAACATCGCTTCGGCCCACAGCTGATCGCGGATCTCCCGCAGCAGTGCCACGTCGACCTTGGTACAAGCCACCGGCCAATACCGGCGGTTGCCGGTGGCATCCTTGAGGTACTCGTCCTGGTTGGTGGTCCCGACGAAGACACACTGGCGTGGCACGTCCAGGGTTCTGCGGCCGTAGCTCTCGCGGTAGGTGTCGGTGGAGGCGGAGAAAAACTGTTTGGCCTTGGTACTCTCGGCCTTGTTGAAGCTGTCCAACTCGCCGAGCTCGACGATCCACTTGCCGCGAATCGCCTGAAAGCCGTCCTTGTCGCCAAGGGAAAACGGCGTGTCCATGAACCAATCACCGCCGAGCACGCTCATGGCGGTCGACTTACCGGCGCCCTGTACACCTTCGAGGATCATCACCGAGTCCGTCTTGCAGCCAGGTCTCATCACCCGTGCGACGGCCGAGAGCAGCCAGCGTTTACCGACCTTGGAGGTGTAGTCGGTTTCCTTCACTCCCATCACATCGGTCAGCCAGCGGTCCAGACGCGGCACGCGGTCCCATTCCAGTTTATTCAGGTACTCGCGCACCGGGTGAAAGGCGTGGTCGTGGGCCACGACGCTGACCGCTTCGATCACGTGCGAGGACTTCACGCGCAGGTTGTACTGCTGTGCGAGCCACTTCATCACCCGCACGTCATCGATGTCGGCCCACTCGCCGGTACCACCGCCATACGGCGCTGCACGCAGCTTGACGATCTTCGAGCTGAAGGCGCAGTAGCTGATCACCCCAGCCCAGCGTTCGTCGTGAGCGAGGATCAATTCGACGTTCTGCATGTGCGCGATCAGGGCGCCGCTTTCACTGCGGGCGAGCTGATCTTTCCAGCCACCCGCCGCCGGTGGACGCACAACCGCGAGCACTTGTCGGCGAACCGCGTCCAAACCTTCGGCGACGTGCAGGTCGTTGAAGTCGGTCCACTTGTCGTGACGCTCGACCGAGAAGGTCGGCGCAACCACCTGGGCACCGACGATCAACGCGGCGTTGCCGGCCTTTTCTTCGCCGGGGTTCCACGCATCGCCATTGGGCTTTTTGGTCTTCCAGTCATCGTCACGGCAGATGATCAGCGGGCAACCTGCAAAACGCTCACGCATGGCCTTGCACACGGCCAACAGATTACCGGCGTCGAAGGCCACCGCCACGGCCAGCGAGGTCGCCATGTGCAGGCTGGCGCCGGTAGCGTAACCCTCACACACCAACACCGGTTCACCCGGCTCCGGGTGCGGACCGAGCAAGTGAAAGGTGCCCTCCTTCGCCATGCCGTAAGGCCAATAGGATTTGTCGCGGCCGGTGTCTTCCTGCTTGTTTGGAAAGATCACCTGCAGGCCCATGACCTGATCACGAGCGTTCTTCATCGGAACCAGCACGGCGCCGGTGCGCGGTGCGTAACGCACGTTGATGCCAACGATCTGCTTGCGGTCCAGATAATCGCTGCGCCCAGTGGTCGGCATGCGCTCGAACAAACCCTGCGCTCTTTTCGCGGCCCGCCGCGCAGCGTTATTCGCGATTTCGGTGGCGCGGCGCTTGGCTTCTTCCTGGCGGGCACGCATCACTTCGCGTTCTTCCGGCGACATGCGACCGGCCTTGACCTTGATCTTCTGTGTCTCGCCCGAACGCCAGTCACCGAAGGCGCCGAAGATCAGCGTGTCGCCCTTCTCCGTACGCTGCTCGTGAACCACGTACCAGCCGTTCTTTTCCTTGCCCTTGTCCTGGGATGTCTTGCAGCGGGTCAGCTTGCCGAACACCAGCGGTTGCGCTGGCTCAAGACCGTAATCGGCGAATTGGCCCAATACTTCATCGAGCATGCTGAATACCCCGTTCAGACAGGGATTGGCAGCTGATGCACTGCGAGCAACCCGGTTGAGCCAGACGGCGTGCTTCCGGGATCGGGTCGTTACAGGCCTCACAGAACAACAAGGAATGGGCAGCGCTTTCAGCTTTGGCAGCGCGGCGCGCGGCCATGGCCTGATCGATACGTTCCTGCACCAGGTCGTTGGCGAAATCGGCGATGTCAGCCACGGTCCGCACCTCGCGTCGTCTGGTTGACGTAGGTGGCGCGGTTGAACAACCCCAGCAGCCCTTGAATACCCCGGAACACTTGCAGGCGAATCGCGGCCAGTTCCTGATCGGTCACCACGCCGTCGCCGATGCTCTTGGCCCAGGTCTCGGCCAGATTCGCGACCTGGCGGAAGTACTCGGCGATACCGGTGGTCAGGGTTTCGGGCATGTCGTTGGTGTAGGTGTCGGCCAGCTCCTGCCAGACCGTGTCGCCGACCAGTGCATGCACCGCATCGAGAATGCGGCGGTCCTTGGTCAGTTCGAGGATCTCGCCGAATTCCTGAATGTTGATGGAGTGGCTCGGGTGGGTCGGCGACAGTTTGTGTTGCAGCGTGGTCGGGTTACGGCCGGTGGTGGCTGCGATGGCAGCAGCCCCGCCCGGATAATCGCGGGCAGCGTGGTACAGCGCTAAATCGAGCGGCAGGATTTCCCGCTGCGCCCGTTCCAGAGGACTGAGAGCGATTCGGCTCATGGCATTAATCCTAAAAGTTGCCAGTGCCGCGCGACAGAAGTTGGTGATACATTTGCCGCGTGGTCTGGAGAGGCCCAAACGCCGGTAACCCTTGCAGGGGACAACCGGCACCGTGCCGGGGCGAACAATCCGTTGTTCACCCCTGGCGCAACAGCTGCCAGCTCTGTGGTAAGAACGGCAGCAACACCAAGGCTTCCGAGCCTTGGAAACGCGATGAAGGTCGGCGGCATGTGGTGTGCTCGCCTTCTGACATCGCGACCCGTAAGCATGTGGTGATGCTGTCGGGAGAAACTGGGCGGCCTTTGGGTCGCCTTTTTTCTATGCAGTCTTCTGCGGTGCAGATTTTCCAAGCAGCCAATCGGCGTCGAATGGGTTGCCTTTTTCTCCAGCAGCTGCAGCAAGCAATTTCGCGTACTCAGTCTCACCTGTGTAATCGGTGCGTGGTAACGAAGCTGCTAGCCTCCACTTGTTGAGTGCTTGGTAACTGCGTCCACACACACGTGCTGCCGCTCCAATACCGCCTACGGCCTCGAAGGCGAAAGCAATGGCATTAGGGAAACTCTGTGGGTCAAGCATGAATGCCTCCTTTCAACTGACGGTTGATAATAATGTTCAACTGACAGATTAGCAATCATTATGTGACCATCAACCTATGATTGATAAAGAATCCGAAAGACTTATGTTTGCCGAACGGCTTAATACTGCGCTGGACGCCAATGGCGTTCGCCAGCGTGGCCGAGGGGCAGACATCATCAAACAGCTCAGCTCCAAAGGAGTGATTAAGACCGCCCAAGCCGTTAGTAAATGGCTTAACGGAGCGGCCATTCCTGAAATCGACAGTTTGACGGCGCTATCCGCTTGGCTGGGCGTGCGCAGAGAATGGCTTGAGCACGGGGTCATGCCTGTTTTCCCTCACGAAGCAGGTAATTCGCAAACAGCGCAGGACGAGAACGTCATTGCCTTGACATCAAGCATGAACAAAGTACCGCTGATTTCATGGGTTCAAGCGGGAGCTTGGTGCGAGATTGCCCCCACTGTTGAACTACTACATGCCGAACAGTGGGTGCCCTGTCCCGTAAATATCAGCAGATCGGGGTATGCGCTTCGCGTTGTTGGAGACTCAATGACGAACACCGGTCCAGGTCGCAGTTACCCTGAGGGCTGCATCATTTTTGTCGACCCTGATCTCGTTGTGAACAACGGTGATCGAGTGATCGCTTCGTTGCCGAGCAGCAACGAAGCCACCTTCAAGGTGCTCGTGAAGGACGCTGGAAAGCACTACTTGAAACCGATCAACCCGCAATACCCCATCATAGAAATGACGGACGATATGCAAATTTGCGGAAAAATCGTTGGGTCATTTACCCCCGAGTGATTACTCACTCCGTATTTTTCACCTGATGGTTGTTGACTTAATTTAACCACTGGTTGATATTTGCCTCACTCTTTACCACAGAGCGAGGCAATACCTATGCGCACCACCGCATCTCTGCATGTTCATCCGGCATGTGTCAGTAACCGCAAATTGATCGAACAGCTGCAGCTCGCCACGGGCTGCCTGGTCGTCATTCATAACAACAAACCCAAGCTAGTCTCCAAGTCCCGCCAGCCCTCTCCTGTCGATCCGAACGGCGGAGGGCACGCGGCATGATCAAATACAAGATCGATAACCGCACCCTGCAGTTGCTCAACGCACAGGTCAATCTGACCGAGACTTTCAACCACGTCCTGCGCACAGCGCCGAAGCGTGAATGCCTGGCATTCCGTCTCAAGGCCGAACGCGGCCCCGTGGAAAGCACTTTTGTCATCGAACTGGGCAGTGAACGCCACACGCTGACCCTACCGAACGACAAGAAGATGCACCTCAAGCTGGCTGACTTCATCGAAGATATTGCGAACGGTCCGATTGATCCGAGCAGCGCCAGTGACCTGTTGCATCGCACGCATACTGAACGCCAGTACGGCCGCTTTGAAGTCCAGGACAAGCAGCGAGTATTCGAGCTGATTCGCACCGGCGGCGTGCTGAGCCTCGACATGGGCTTCGATTTGCCGCTGCACGTCGTTGTTCATCGCCCGCACACCCTCTCCTGCATCACCGCCATCCTCAGCATTGGTAAAAAGAGCCCGCGTACCCGGTGTTTTACCGCGTGCGGTACCGACGCTGAGATCTACGGCAAGGTCAGCGAATCCATCAGCCAAATTGCTGCAGCGGCCACTCCTGCCGCACACGCGGCTTAAGGAGGGCGCCATGGAACGTACCCTCGCCCAAACAGCCGCTCATCTCGGTCTGACCCGTCCCAAGCTCATCGCCCGCATGCGCGAAAAGGGTCTGCTCAAGGGAAACCTGCCGGCAGACCTCGAGCGCGACAAAGAGTACTTACGGATCAAGGACAGCCCCTGGTACGACGAGAAATACGGCATGCAGTACAGCCAGTCGACCCGGGTCAAGCAAGCCGGCATCCGCTGGCTGGCTGAACAGCTGGACATCGATCTCCCCGCCATCCCGGCAGACCGCCGTGACGTGGCCTAGGGAATACGCCCGCCAGATCGTTGCCATGCGCACACGCGAGGAGCGCAACGCCGCGCTCCTCGAAGTGCCAGAACATCTGCGCGAGCTGACGAAACGCCACTGCCTGAATGCCTGGAACCACCCGGCACGAAAACAACTCAAGGAGGCTCGACAAGGCCATGAGTAACGCCACGCAGAATCCGCTTCGCCTTCATACGGCGCCGGAATCGACCACCGTCGAAATGCTCTATCGCACTTTCGGAAATGTGCTGATCCCTCTGGAAAAAGTGCGGGAGGCCTATTTTCGTAACCTGAATTCACAGTTGTTCGTGACTGAGATCTACAACGGCAGGATCCAGCTTCCGATCACCACGATCGACGCCAGTCGCAAGGCACTCAAATACGTCCACATCCGGCACATGGCCTCGTTGATCGACATCTGCGCATACAAGGCTGATGAAGACATGCAACGACAGCAGGACGAGTCCATACAAGCCGACGTGAATTCAGAAAGGAATAGCCATGGAAATTCATAGCGAAACACTTGCCGAGGACGAGCTGGTCGCAATCACCGGATATCAACGACCTTCGTTGCAACTGGACTGGCTCAATCGAAATGGCTGGAAGTACGTACTTACTGGCGCAAGAAGACCCGTTGTAGGCCGCGTATATGCCCGAATGAAGCTGTCAGGTGTAAAGCCTTCATCTGACAACATTGCGTCTGAAGCCTGGTCGCTAGATCTTTCTCGTGTGGGGTGAAAATGCGACCAAGAAAGGCAGTAAATCGCGATCTTCCCCCTCGAATGATCAGGCGAGTCAGGTCAATGAAAAATGGCTCCGAGTGGGTCGGGTACTACTACGACGGAAGGGACGCTCAGGGAAAGAGGAAGGAAATTCCTTTGGGTAGCGACTTAGATGTCGCCAAGGCGGAATGGGCAAAACTCGACTGCAAACCTATTCCACAAAAGAACACCTTGCTGGGTAAAGTTTTCGACCGATACGAGGCCGAGATCATTCCAGGGAAAAAGCCTAGAACCCAAAAGGACAACTTGCTTTCACTGACACAACTCAGAAAAGCATTCAGTGAAGCTCCGATCAATGCAGTGACACCACAGGTGATAGCGCAGTATCGCGACAAACGAACTGGAAAGGTTCGGGCAAACCGTGAAATTTCACTGCTCTCGCATATCTATAACATCGCCAGGGAATGGGGTATCACCGACAAGGAAAACCCAGCCTCAGGGGTGCGTAAGAACAAAGAGACGCCACGTGACTTTTACGCTGATGCCACGATTTGGAATGCCGTCTACGGCGTTGCCGTGCCAGAACTCAAAGACGCCATGGACCTGGCCTATCTTACTGGCCAACGCCCTGCTGATGTTCTGTCCATGCGCGCTACCGATGTCACCGACAACTTTCTGCAGGTTGCCCAGGGTAAGACCTCGAAAAAACTCCGCATCCGGCTTGATGCCGGCGAGATCATCAACGGCTTGGGTGAGCTGATAGAAAAGCTGCTCGCACAGCGGAAGGCGCGCGCAGTCCGAAACCCGTACTTGATCGTCACGGAAGACGGTCGTCGAGTGACTGCGCCAATGCTTCGTCTACGATTCGACGATGCGCGCAATGTTGCAATCGCGAAAGCTCTAGAGAACGAAGATGCGCAACTCGCTTCAAGCATCCGACAGTTCCAGTTCAGGGATATCCGTCCGAAGGCAGCCAGTGAGATTGACGATCTTGGGCATGCCAGCAGACTGCTTGGTCATACAGATAAGCGCATAACAGAAACGGTTTACCGACGCGTCGGTGAGATCGTGAAACCTACCCGATGAACCCGACAATCGATTGAGTTCGTACACGAGTCTTCTTAACCGCTGCTCTTCCTCGAAGTAAGGCTCTCGGCTGGAGGCAGGCATTCGAGACGGGCAGCTTTCGGCCAAAAGGGGAGACTAGAGAATATAGAGCCGCCCCCTTTCTGGTTACTAGCAGTCAAGCGTGGATGGGCGGAGCCGGGTTTTGTGCACGCCCCCAGGCGCCGAGCCAGCCGAGACAGGCCTGACACATCCCGCTCGACTTCTCGTAGCCTCTACCTATCTACCGGATCAAGAGACCTGTCAGCAGGTGCAGGTGCTCCTCATCATCCCACGACACTGCAATCGTACCTGAGCGCAAGAGCTCAATCTGAACAGGTCTTGAGTCGTACGTGTAGACGATTTTGATCTTGTCGATCGGAGCCGCGCGGCCACCCGTGATCTCCAACAACTTCGTCATTGCGTTCCCCGTCGATGCAATATCGACCCGGTAGCTGCTTTCGATGTCGAACGTCACCGCTCCAGAAACGATCCGCTTGGCCATGACTCTCGTGAAGCGCTTGTCAGCCTTGAGCTGCTGATAGATCGAAGAGATGTCCGGCTTCACGATCTCCAGCGCGAAGTTCGTCCCGGTTGCCGTTCGTATAATCTCCACGAACGGTTTTAAATCCTTCGGTGGCGAACCCATGCAGATCGAATACCGATCCGGCCCAAGCATTTCGAACACCATGTCGAAGCTGATGAACGTCGAGTAACTCGATTCGACGGTTTCGCCCAGAGGGTTCGTGAACGACTGGGTGAAATCCCGCTGCTCGTGGTACCGAAAGGTGGCCTTGCCATCCAGGATCTCGATAGCCTCGACACCAACGCGATTCTGGTCGTTGAACGGCTGTTGTCGAAGCCCATGCACAAGGGTCTGAAAGTCAATGCGAGCGGTCAGAACCCAAAGTTTCAGCCGCTTTGACTTCATGTCGTCAGACTCCTATCGATGTCATTCAGGGTCTTCTGCGCCGCCTCCTCCAAGCGGATCTTGAGCTTCTGCTCGAACACTGGCTCGGCACGTACCAGGTTTTTGGCGTATTTCCCGTTGTTGTAGTTGTAGACACCTTTGACGATGTAGGAAAAATCGCAGTACTTGGCCTGGTTACCAAACTGAGCCTCAAACAGGACTAGCTCAGACCCAACGAGCTTCTCACGAGCTTTCCATCGAATCTTCCACAGATAGAACCCGTGGCCTTCAAGCTCAAGCAACTGCTTCGACTCCAAGACACCCTTACCCTTCAGGGACGCCTTGTCGATGCGGATGATCTTGTGACTCCTGGCTTCTGGCTGCGGCTTGGCCAGTTCAGCTTCAGGGTCACCTTCCCCCCCCTCCTCAGCCTCATCTTCTGACTCAACCTCAATCGAATCCTCGATCACCAGCGCATCGTCACTGAGATCCAGGTCATCATCTTCTTGGTCTTTCGGGTTGAACGTGGAGACGTCGACGACATCGACCACCTCCATGTCCTTGAAATTGCGGATCAAGCTGCGAAGGAAATTCGTCCTGATGCTCGCATCAGGGATCGCCTCCAAGGAGATAGTTCGGGTCGCCACGTCCTGATCAGTGACGATCTCGATCTGGGAATATAACTGATCGGTGATGTCCTTGAACTTGTCGTTCATGGGGCCAGTGATCTTCCAGCCGCTGCCCTGCTTCTCAAGGATCACCTCTGCCGTCTTCTCAACCACCTGGCGGAACTCTGCCTGACTCAGATCGAGCTTTTGGTATTTGACGGTGAGCTTGAGCTGATCACCATGAACGGCAACCTCAGCCTGCTCGTGCTGGTCATCCACTAGCCATTCCTTGACGGAGGTGAGAGCGTCGGTCAGTTGGTCTTTAGTGACTGCTGTCGTGACAACCACATTGGTGGTTTTCTCACGACTGTCACGTCCACCCACCAGAAGGGACAGGTTCCGATAGTCATAGTAGTCATGGAACAGGGCACTGAATCGATTGGCTAGGAATTTTTTGTCCGATTCATTGGAGATCACGATCCCTCTGGAGAGGAAAACCTTCCTGAGCTCAGCGCTCGTCAGGCTTCGCTGCGTGAGCGCATCGTAGATCGCTTTGTCGGATGCAAAGTACAAACTACCCATTCTCAT